CTCTTGACAAGTTAAAGGCTTTTTAGTAAGGTCATCTATATTAAACCCTACCGCCTCCAACCATTTTACTGAATCACGATTATATTCTAGGATATATTCCTTTTCTTTAATCGTTAATTTTAATTTTCGCATTCGTATTTCCCTTCCTTTCAATTACTAAGCACTAACTTCTATCTTAGCAGCTAATTGAGCAGCAGTTAAATATGTTCCAGCAATACTTGGAGTAGTGTGAATAGTACATTCCATAGCACCACCAACAGATTCTTCATTAATCCAAGTTTGACATACACCTCTATATTCAAATCCTGCTCCATCTGGGAACTTAATTAGAATATCTTTAGCGATGTTATCACATACAGCTTGAACTGCTGCTAGATTTTCTTGTGAATAGTTGTAAGTAAAGTCCATATCTCCTGTATCAGGTCTATCTGGTACATATACTTTAACTGGATCACTTGACGTAGTAATTTCTACGTTACCACCTGCTTGACCAGTTGCAGGCATACCTTTTACTGCTACTAGTTTGGCAGCAGGATATTTGTTATCAGTAGTTGCTTTAACTCTTAGTTCGATACCTAAATCGATCATCTAAAATCACCTCTTTCAAAATTTCCCTTTAAAAGAGTGCTATCATTTATCTCAAAGTTGGATATATTACCAAATTGTCATTTCCATATTTAGTATCTAATACACCAGTTAATTGAATTATGTTTCTATGAACATTACTATCAATATTTGGTGCGTCATGTGTAATACTAATTGTAAAATGATAATTGTCTTTAATATAATCAACTATCAATTTTGTTAAGTTATCACATACTGTTTTCTTAGATACTTTATTATTATCTACTGTTGTATTAACAGCATATATATCTATTTCTATACCAAAAGAATAGGTTTCTTCACCATAACTAAGGTTATTGTATTTATTAGTTATTTTAGGAAGTAATTTAACAGGTATAATTGGAAATATATTACTATCTTGTGGATTAACCTTAACTACTTTAGCATTATATATATTATTTTCTTCTACATATTCCTTAAGTTCAGGATAGAATCTAATATCAAATATTTCTTCTACTAACATAGTTCATCACTCCTTATCGTATAGTTTTCCAATAGTTCCTTGTAATTCAATATTAACAATGTTTCCAAACTCATTTTTAATATCTTGAAATGCTTGATAAAACATGTGCCTGCTTTCAATACCGTGTGTCCATTTGAACTCACTATTTTTTGTTGGAAATGCCCAACCTTCTTCGCCTTTGCCACTTTCATTGACAACGTAGCCATGTTCATTAGCATACTCATCTTGAGTTCCTTTAATACCAGTACCAAATTCATTTAGAATGATAATAAATCCATCTGAATTTTCACCTGTACTTGTTACCCACACTCTACCAACATTTTTTTGTTCATTATATTCCCAATGAATATCACCAACATATTCACCAAGTCTATTTTCATAGCAATAATACAAAACTTTTTGATATAGTCCTTCGGTAGCAGCCTTTATTGAATTACTTATACCTCTTTTATAACTATCTGCGAAATCTTGAAGTTGCTTTTTCGCTTCGTTCAAACTTTTCGTTGATAGTTCCATTACTATCTTTTTCTTTAACATTTTCCTTATTCTCTTCTAAAATGTAGCCTGCTTTTAAGAAGTTATTTTTATCTTCTTCTGTAAAAACTACTACACCATTAGTAAATTTATACATAAATACACCTACTCTCTTATTATTTTTTGCATATAGATTATTATTACTGAATTTCCTATTCTAGGTGGTAACAACACATAATTAGCATTATCACCATTAAACTTTTCTTCATCAGGAGTAGCTCCATATAAATACGCTACATCAAATTCTTTAAACATACCTTCATATTTTCTGTCAATTACCATCCTTTGAGTTATACTGGCTTTTTCACCAAACTCTGCTAACTCAGCATCAGAAGAGATAGCACGATAATTAAACTTGTAAGGTTCAGGAGTATCATATATAGATATTTCGTTCCCTTCATCATCTAAATCAACACCTGTTTTACTTGCAATATACAAGTCTTTAGACCATGTTTCAGGGTTTGCTCTTACTGGTATCACTTTGGAACACCAGCCTTAGGAATCAACTCATTTAATAAAGTTTTAGAAATTAATCCACTTAGATAACTGACAGATATACCATTTTCACTATAAGATTGTACGTTAGCACTATCTTTCTTGTTATAAAGTTCTATAGCACATCTTGTTAACCACATATCCATACGCCAAGTTTTAGGAAGTTCAGCATATTCGTCAAATGGATAAAGTGTATATAAGGCAATGCTTTTGGCATCATCTAATTTTTCATTAAATATGTCATCTAATGATTCATCATCTGAATTACCAAGAATAGATATTCGCATCTTAATTAGTTTTTCATCTTCACTCATAGTTACACTTCCTTATCTCCATTATGGCTATTATCTTTTTTTTATATAATTCCCTAGCACGTTGATAATCAAAGAAAAGTATTGTTCCTGATGGAATATATTTATTAAGTATCAAATCATTATAGGCTAAAGAGGTTCTTACCTTAATATTTTTTTCCATAATTCATCAACCCCTTTCTGTTCATATTCAACTTTTTTAGGGATATTATTAACTATTTTTTTTATGTCTTTTTCAGTTAATTTCATATCAAATGGTAGTATGTAGCCATTATCACCGTTTTTAATATCTAAAACAGCGTTAGGAAATGGTGTTACAAGTACTGGAACATGATTTTGTAATGCTTCGTACATCGTTAAGCAGAAACTTTCCGTATCAGATAACTGTACTACGTAATCATATCCACTCATAACTCTTTGACCTTCTCTTATAGGTTCATGTAATATCATATTTCCATAACTTACATATCCTAAAGGATTAGTACCAAAGACATCCCACACATACTTAATTCCATATTTTTTAAAGTAATCACATAGTTTCTTCATTCTTTCATAACCTTTTTCTGCGGTTAATCTAGTGAAAGAAACAAGTTTTATATCATACTTTTCAGTATCTAGTATGTTAGGAATAACTACACTATCTCGATTATATTCTCTGATAAAAGATTCTCTTGCAGTCTCACTAACTGCTATGTATTTAGTGTTAGGATCATGTTCTCTAAATTGCCAATCCCAAAACTTTTTCATAGCTGTCCAGTCAGAATGTATCATTTGATATAATTCTTTGTATTTTATTTGTCCAAAATACTCATCATCAACTAAGACACTCGTAATAATACAAATATCACATTCTATCGGAGAAGTAAGTTCAATAATTACATTAACGTATTTACTGAGCATAATAGCATTTTCTAGGCTTATATCACGACAGACTAATGTCATATCGTATTCATCACCAAATCTCTTACAGAAATTCAGTAAGAAAGTTTCAACTCCACCTATTTCGTTGTAATAGTGTTGTAATAATACTATTTTTTTCTTTGCCATTTTACTTCTCCCTTTAGAAATGATTTATATACTAAGCACTAACTGTCTTAACTTTGATACCTTCTGGTTTAGTGAATGTTGTACTTAAACCAGTAATTTTTCCGTGGAACCATTCTGGACCATGGTCAAGACCGATTTGTCCGAAGATTTGGTATTTATAACTTGCACCATCTTTAGCAAGCTCTTCTCTAAAGAAGTTACCTTTTCCTGGAACTGGTTGTTCTACTGGACCACAAACTGTTGGATTATAAATTAATGCAACACCATCTGGTAAGAATGCTCCAATACCAAAATGTAATGTTGTACCAATAGGTAATACTAAGTCTCTTACTTGAATACCATAAGCATTCATATAAGGTTCTCCAACTTGCATACCCATTTCTACTGCATTACCATGTAATTGAAGTAAGTTTACACCATTTACTAACATAGTAAGTTGTGAAATATCTCCACCAGCATTAGCAATGTCAGTAACTACTTCATTTACTAACCATAAATCAAGTGCAGCACCGCCAGCAGCAACTACGTTAGTAGTAATAGCAGCTAACATACCACGAGTTTTATTTACTTTGCTATCATCAGTAGCTTTGTTATAAGTTCCTTGAATAAATGTTTTTTCAATAGAACGTTTGATTTTATTCATTTTTGCATTAGTTTGGAAATCTAATTCACTTGTAGGATTTTCGATTTGTCCTGCAATATTAACTCCACCTAAAGTTTGCATATTAGATTCTTTAGCATAACTTACAGCAACAGTTTCATGGAATATTTGAGTAACATTACTCATTGGAGATCTAGTAACATAAGTAGCTGCTGGTGCAGTTAGTGAAGCAGTTTCACTAATGCTAGGAATAACTCCTTCTTCGCTTTCATAATATTGACCACAAACAAATTCTACTGAGTTTGTGTATTTTACTCTTCCTGAAATTGAATTT